CGAAAACCACCAGTACGGTCCCAGCCGGTCCGTGCGTAGGCCAGATTGAACAGGATTAGTAAATATATGACCCAGACCATTACACCCCGTAAGGGGGCTACTGAGCCTCGATTACATAGCCCGTATCTCACGGGCCACACTCGCGGCGATGAGATCGCACAGCTAGCAGAAAGTATTGGACTGCCCTTGCTGCCGTGGCAAGATTTTGTAATTCGGGATATGACCACCGTGGACGATGCCGGGATGTTCATTCGCAAGACAAACCTCATCCTTTGTGCCAGACAACAGGGAAAGACTCACCTGGCGCGTATGATGATGCTCGGGCATATGTTTTTATTCGATAGCCCTAACGTGCTCATTATGTCCTCTAACCGGTCAATGGCCTTGGACACCTTCCGACAAGTGGCCTATGCCATCGAAAGTAGCGACGAGCTAAGCCGGCAAGTTAAACAGATCCGCTTTGCCAATGGCACCGAGTCAATAGAGCTAAAAAATGGCCATCGCCTGGATGTGGTCGCAGCTACGAGAGACGGTTCTCGCGGACGTACTGCCTCGCTGCTTTATATTGACGAGGTACGCGAGATCTCGGAAGAAGGCTATCGCGCAGCGACTCCAACCACGAGAGCAAAGCCGAACGCTCAAACCCTACTGACTTCCAATGCCGGTGATTCCTTCAGCACCGTGCTGAACGATCTTGTCGAGAGGGCCAGGAGTACGCCGCCTAAATCGTTTGGATACTATGAATACAGCGCTCCGCCATTCGCCAAGATAACCGATCGTGACGGCTGGGCTTGTGCTAATCCGGCCCTTGGCTACACGGTCACGGAGGCGGCATTAGAAGAGGCCGTTAGTACGCAACCAATCGAAACTACAAAGACCGAGATGCTTTGCCAGTGGATTAGCTCTACGGCCAGCCCCTGGCCTCATATGTCGGTTGAAGAGGCCGGCGATAAAGACCTTAAACTTGTACCCGGTCCGCTTACCGTATTCGCCTTTGACGTGGCACCGAGCAGGCGCGATGGTTCGCTCGTAATGGGCCAGGTAATGCCTGACGGTCGCATAGGCGTAGCTGTGTTAGAGGTATTTCATTCGGACGTATCCATCGATGAGCTATTCGTTGCCAATGCGATCGCTCGCTGGGCCAAGCTCTATTTCCCGAGACAAGTCTGCTTTGATAAGTACACAACCGCCTCAATAGCCAAAAGGCTTGAAGTTAATGGAATCCAGATAACCGATATATCAGGCCAAAAGGGATATCAGGCCTCAGGCGATCTTTACGAGGCCCTGGCTAATAAACGCCTGGTACATAGTGGCCAGGACGAGCTTGTTACACATATGTCTAACTGTGCAGCTAAAGAATCGGATGCCTCCTGGAGAATCATCCGTCGTAAATCCGCTGGACCGGTTGATATTGCGATCGGTTTAAGTATGGTCGTTCACGTGCTAACGCAGCCAATGAGTGAGGCTAAAGTTTACGTTTAGACACGCGGCAGATAGCCGTACTTATGCTTGACATTATGGGAAAATGGCGGTTATGGGATTACTTCAAACTTTAGGTTTTAAGGCGGCTGACAAGCCGGCTATTGAAGCTCAATATGCACCAGCAGTTATGGATACCACCTACGGGTACGGATCATTTAACACTAATAGCTCTTTTGGTTATAACAATGTCGGTATCGATCGCAACTTTGCTTTAATGGTTGCTTCCGTATCAAGATGCAGAAATCTTATCGCCGGCGTTATCTCGTCGATCGATTTAGCATTATATAAAAAATCAACTGGTGAAAAGTTAGGTAGCCCTGTTTGGCTTGAGCAACCTGACATTCGACAACCACGAAGCGTAACAATAAGTGCAACCGTGGACTCTCTTATATTTTATTCAATCGCCTACTGGCGCGTTACTTCTTTGTATGCCGACGATGGCAGGCCGTCAGGCTTTGAGTGGGTTGCTAATAACCGCGTAACATATACCACTGACAAATATGGAACTGAAGTAAAAGATTATTTTGTTGATGGTGACTTGGTACCGATGAGTGGCATTGGCTCGCTTGTCACTTTCCAGTCACTTCTTCCTGGTGTATTACAAACCGCAAGTACCACTATTCGCGCTGCTTATGACATCCAGAAAGCGGCGGCGGTAAGTGCTGCAACTCCGATGCCGACTGGCATATTGAAGAACTCGGGAGCCGACCTTCCTGAAACACAGATCCAAGGTTTACTAGCTGCGTTCAAGAGCGCTCGCCAAAATCGATCGACGGCGTATCTGACTTCGACTTTGGATTATGTACCTACTTCATTCTCGCCTAAAGATATGGCCTACACGGAGGCCTCACAGTATTTAAGTACCGAGATCGCACGTTCGATGAATGTACCGGCATATATGATTTCGAGCGATATGAATAACTCGATGACATATCAAAATATCCTGGATGGCAGAAAAGAATTCGTCGCTTATTCTTTGCAGCCTTATATTTCCGCGATCGAGGACCGCCTCAGTATGAATGACATTACCAATAGCCAAAATCAAGTGCGCTTTGCGGTAGACGATACGTTCCTTCGTGTAGATGCTAAGGATCGTTTAGACATTATTGAAAAGATGCTCAACCTAGATTTAATTGATGTAAACCAAGCTCGACAAATGGAACAACTCACACCGCTAGGAGATGCAAGTGCTACTAACGTTTAGTCAAGAAATCCAGGCGGCTGATACAGAGCGCCGTATCGTATCCGGACTTGTTGCACCATATGGCGAGATCGGTTTTACGAGTGCAGGCCCTGTAATGTTCGAGCGCGGTTCAATTACTTACGCCGAGGCCTCACAGATAAAGCTTTTAATGCAGCATCAACAAGATAAGCCGGTAGGTCGCGCAATTTCGTTCAGCGATTCAACTGCAGGCGTGTACGGATCGTTTAAGCTTTCGAGTAGCACTCGAGGACAAGATGCGCTCGTACTCGCTCAGGAAAATCTGGTCAGTGGCTTATCCGTCGGAGTGGATGTAACCGCTTCGAAGCCAATGGGAGATTACCTGTTAGTAACGGCTGCGGTCCTCAAGGAAGTTAGCCTCGTCGAGAGTGCCGCTTTCTCCAGCGCCTCCGTAACTGATATTGCTGCGGCACGAGCTGCGCTCGAAGCTGCAACAAGCACAAGCACCAAAACCACAACGATCAATACGACAATCGTAGAGACCGAAACAGAAACCGAAAGCGAGGAAGCTGTGACTACAGCCCCAGAAAATACACCGGAGGAGACTCCGGTAGATACACCGGTCGAGGCTGAAAAAGTCGAAGCCGCTCGTAAGATCATTCGTCCGTCAGTATTGGATTCTCAGCGAGTCCGTACACCAATCGTATCTATGGCAACATACACAGAGCACAAGATCAAAGCTGCACTAGGTAGCGATGAGTCTCGTCTTTATGTAACTGCCGCAGACGATAGCTTTTCAACTAACCCGGCATTTAATCCAACTCAGTACCTATCAGAGTTTGTAACTAATACACGCTTTGGAACCCCGGCCATTGATGCCTGCAGTCAGGGAGTTCTTCCAAATTCTGGTATGACAATTAACGTCCCATCACTTGTTACATCAGCAGGTGGCGGTTCAGGCGTTGCACCGACTGTCACAGTAGAGGCCGAAGCTGGAGCCGTATCTAATACAGGTATGGTTACACAATATTTAACTGGAACTGTATCCAAGTACTCCGGAATGAATACCATAAGTGTTGAGCTCCTCGAGAGATCAGATCCAAATTTTTATGCGGAACTGACTAACCAACTTCAAAACGCTTATTTAACTTCTATTGATACCGCAGTGCTTACAGCGCTATTAGCTGCAGGTACTAACGCATCAGCTACTACAGCTGATAGCGACGGCGTTATCGCTTACAGCTCACAAGCTGCAAAGCTTGTCTATGAAAACACCGGTTACTTTGCTCAGAACTACATCGGCAACGGTGCACAATGGCAGCTACTGATGTCAGCGACAGATACCACAAAGAGACCAATTTACAATGCAATTCAACCAATGAACGCGGCCGGACAGGTAGGCCCTGGCTCTATTCGCGGTAACGTACTTGGACTTGATCTGTACGTAGACCGTAACTTTGCGGAGACTACAGTCGATGATAACTCAGCCATTATTTTGGCACCTGAGGCTTTCACCGTATACCGTGGACCTCAGGCCTATATGTCAGTAAACGTAGTATCTAACCTACAAGTACAGGTAGCGATCTACGGATTTATGGCAACTATTGCAAAGATGCCTAACGGTATTATTAAGTTTGCAAAGCTACCGTAAGCCAAAACCCTAATAGTCGGTAGGGCTCTTAGCCCTTTGAGCCCTACCGGCCTTTTTAAGTAAGGAGATTATCGTGCCGGCAACTTACGTCACCGAGGCAGAGTTAAGAGCCAACCTTGGAATCGATGCCCTTTATTCGTCAGATATCGTCGAGACGTGCTGCCAGACTGCCCAGGATCTTCTTAATCAATTTTTATGGTTCGCTTCCGCGCCGGTTGTCGGTACGACTTTGCAGAATAATGTCGCAACCGTAATGATCGCTAACCCGGCTATCTTTACAACCGGCCAATCCGTAACCTTGAGTGGATGCGGCTCAACCTTTAACGGCACGTACACAATCACGGGAACGATGCCTTGGAGCGCCGGTACTACTAATTTAATCCCGTCGATCGTTTGGAATAACTACGCCTGGAATTGGCCAGCCGGTTATAGCTTTATCCAATTTACCAAGGTCGCAGCTAATGTTAATTTTAGCCGGGTCCTCCCTTATGGCTCTGCCGTGGGCGCGGATACAAAGACAAACAGCTACGCGACCACCCCGGCTGTACGCGAGGCCGCGATGATTCTGGCAGTAGACATATTCCAAGCTCGCCAGGTATCACAGACCGGCGGCGTATCGATCGATGGATTCAGTCCTTCACCGTACCGGATGGGTAATTCAATGATCGGCAAGATCAGAGGCCTCATCGCCGGGTACCAAAATCCAAACAGTATGATCGGATAGCAGATGCCAGCGCCGATTACAACCTTACGAGCTACGGTAGCCGCCGCTTTGGCTAACCCTAACTCTTGGAACACTTTTGCTTTTCCTCCGCCAACGATCACAGCCAACTCGGTCATCGTTGCCCCGGCGGATAATTACATTACGCCAAGTAATAACACGTACGCCGCTATCGCTCCATTAGCGAACCTGAAAATCATTATGACGGTGCCGATGCTGGACAACCAGGGCAACCTGAACGGTATCGAAACGCTGGCAGTAGCTGTGTTTAATAAATTGGCTGCATCGAATATCGTTATGAATATTGGCAGTATGTCGGCTCCATCAGTACTTGAGGTACAAAGTGGAACGTTGCTAACTGCCGATTTTAATATCTCAATACTCACGAGCTGGAGCTGACATATGCCATATACAGAGGATGACCTAAAATTTTTGCGAAAGATTGGGCAGATCGTAGACGAGCCTGCTCCAGTCAAAGTAGCAAAAGTAAAGTCCGAACCAACACCAACTACAACCGAAAGCGAGGAATAGGCTAATGGCTATATTCTTATCAAATGGAGTGGTCGTAACCCTTAACTCGGTAGACCTTTCCGATCACGTAACAAGCGCAACAATCAACCGCGTATTCGAGGAGCTGGAAGTTACAGCGATGGGCGATTCTGCCAGACGTTTTACCAAGGGCCTGGAGACCTCAACCGTAACTCTGGACTTTCTGAATGACACAGCGACTTCAGAAGTTTTGCAGACTTTGCAAGGTGCTTGGGGAACGACTGTACCTCTAACGCTAAAGCAGACAAGCGCAACTATCTCGGCAACCAATCCGGAGTACCAAACTACGGTGCTGGTAAACAACACCACAGACATTAATGGAGCCGTCGGGGACATCAGTACCCAGTCGATCACTTTTACCTGCAACTCAGTAATCGTTGTAGACACAACCGTATAATCAACTAGACAAGGGGCACACTATGTACAGACTCAAAATAACAAGGGCTACAGGCGAGGTTAGTGAGCACGACATTACGCCGCGTATTGAGTACCTGTTCGAGCTACATACAAAGAAGGGCTTTCATAAAGCCTTTCGTGAGGATGAAAAGCAGGGCGATCTCTACTATCTCGCTTGGGAATGTCTCAAGGCAACCGGCGAGACGGTAAAGATGTTCGGAGTTGAGTTCCTCGATACGTTAAAAGAGGTGAACGTTTTATACGATGAGCAACCTTTAAGCTAGGGCGCGATTCCCGGACCTACCAGATAGCACAACTATCTATCAGGCTCGGGGTCGCGCCACAGGCGATATTGGATCTCGATAGAACGATGTACGACACGTTAATACAAGTATTAAACGATCAAGCCAAGGAGGCCGAAAATGCCAGTCGCTCTAAAAGGCGTACGCGAAACGGTTAAAATGCTCCGTAAAGTTGATCCCGAAATGCTAAAAGAGATGAACGCCGAAGTCCGCGCAGCTATGATTCCAATCCGGGATAAGGCTCGCGGCTTTGCGCCTTCGCCACAACCAGACAATCTTTATATGTGGGCCGAGGGTTCACGCGGTAAACAAATCACCGCACGTAACTCTATGTTTAGAACAATGAATACCGAGGGCCGCCTCCGTATGTTCCCGTTGTATGATGCCGAACAAGCCAAGAAGGGTATCTATTACTCACAGGCACCCAGCAAGCGTAACCGTAACGGCTGGCAAGCGTTATATTACGTGGCCAACAAATCCGCAGCCGGTTCAATCTATGAGACCGCTGGCCGTAAAAATCCAGGCGGAGACCCTAATAGTCGTTCTAACAATCCTGGGGCTGGTGCTCACTTTATCAGCCGAATGGGGCCACTCTACGGTGACAAACAAGCCGAACGTGGTCGTATGATTTTCAGAGCTTGGAAAGAGGATCGGGGCAAGGCCCAGGATGCGGTCGTAATGGCTATTATGAAAACGATTGAAAACTTTAACCAGGGCCGATTCGGGCTGGCTGCATAATGGCTAATCTACCTAATCTATTAGTTACCGCCGCTGCCGAATGGAATGGCAAGGCGCTCACCAAAGGCGAAAAGCAGATCAATGCCTTTGGTAAAACCGTTAAAGGCTTGGGTCGAACCCTAGGCATAACTTTTAGCGCCGCTGCCCTACTCGGTTATTCAAAGAAGGCTGTAGCTGCATACGGCGAACAGATAGCCGAGGCAAAGCGTTTAGACCAGGCATTACGTAACTTAGGCTTCTCCTTTGCAACCGCTGAGGCAGAGGGCTATATCGATGCCGTGGAAAAGGCTACCGGTGTCAATCGCGATGTACTTCAACCTTCATTTATTCAATTAGCCCAGGTAACCAGATCTACAACTATTGCGCAGTCGATGCTAAATACTGCGATGGATATAAGCGCCGGTACGGGTATGGATCTGGTATCAGCTACGAAAATCTTAAGTCAGGCATACGTAGGTAACCTCAAAGGCCTAAAGCAGTTAAACCTAGGATTAACCAACGCCGAATTATCCGGTAAGTCATATCTCGAAATTGAGAAGCTGATCGCGGCACAATACGCAGGTCAATCTAAAAACGCGGCAGACTCATATGCTGGTTCGGTTAATCGCCTTAAAATTGCGGCAGAACAAGCTAGCGAACAGATAGGTCAATCTTTAGTAGCTGCACTGGGTACTTCATCCGGTGGTATGGATAAATTAATTACCAAGGTAGACAGCGCGGCAGATTCAATTTCGGGCCTTATTACTAATACAGCTTACCTAACGAAAGAATTAGGCAATCTATTTTCTAGCATCCCGGGCGCTGGTGTATTGGAAAACGCTTTCAGAGGATTAAAGAATTACCTTGGTACCTTTTCGATTGGCAACTTACGAACCCAGGTCGATCTATTATTAGGCCGACAGGGTGGATTTCCTCAAGGCGTACCACAGGATATTAAGAACCTTCAGGCCAATGCGGAAAAAGCCAAAATGGACAAGGAAGCCTTAAAGCGCCAAAAGGAATTAATCGCATTACAAAAGAAAGCCCAGTTAGCCGAAAAGAATAAGTTAGCTTTAACCAAGGCTGCGGCAGTCTTTGATACGACCCGGGTATCTATTGCGGCGGCATTAAAGGCAACCTATGACAAGGAGACCTTGTTACGCCTTGAGGCGCTTATGGCTATCGAGGATGAGAACGGCGAACTGGCTTTAAGGAAGATAGGCGAACTGGCTAACTTCCAAAAGAACGCTGACTTGGCTAAATTGGCTGGAATTAAACAGATCAGCGATGCGGCATTATTGGCTATTAATACGCAACTATTAAATGAATTAAACGCGATCGATAAATCGAAAATGGCCGAAGGCGATAAGGAGAACGCTCGCCAGATCGCCTTTGGTAAATACAACGCTGCCATTACGGCTGCCGGTGATTTAGCAGCTAAGGAAAGTTACAGCGAGCGCGTACAGATTCAACTAACCGAAATTGCCAAACTTGCCTCACTCAGCAAGACTTCCAATGCGGCAACCGTGCTAGGAAAACTCCGCGAATCCGAAGAGTTAAATATGATCGACCGCGTAGCCAAGGCACAAAAGGCGGCCGACGATGCGCGCTTGAAAGCATTACAAGAATATGTAGCGTTATTAGGAAAGATTGGCACCGGCGGAAATCTAGGCGGTTTGACTTCCAGCGGTGTAGGTTCACTTATCCCAGTTTCAACCGTTATAGATACCGTTGAAAAAATGGCTGAGGCAACCAGCACGTTAGGCAAGGATGTAACTATCTTTGATTTATTTCCAACTTTAACCGAGGATCAACAAAGCAACCTAGGCGGTTATAGCCCTACGATGAATTACGGCGCCGGCTATCCGGCTACTTATAATATTAAGATCGAGGCAGGTTTAGGGGATCCTGAGGCTATTGCTCGAGCTGTTGAGGACGTACTTAATCAATCAACTTATAGGGGAACCTCAGTTAATAGAGGCTCCGGAGACTATACGATAGCGTGAGCGCGTGGCTTCCAGAGTGGCGTATAACCGTCGGCACGACGGTTTACACAAACGTCCTAAGCGTAAATATGGCAACGGGTCGCGATGATATCGATCTACAATGCAACGCCGGATATGCCCGTATGGAAATCGTAAACACAGATAATACAGCCTTTGATATTGACGTTACCGATATTTTAACTTTAGAGCTAAAGAATAGCTCCGGTACTTATGTACCCGTATTTGGTGGCACCGTATCGGACTTTGGCATATCCGTACGCTCACCGGAAGAGGTCGGCTTTATAACAATCGGTAATATATTGGCTGTCGGTTCCCTGGCTAAATTGACCAAGGCCTTGTTCCCTGATGCCCTACCAAAGACCGAGGACGGCAACCAGATATATGACATTCTAAACGAGCTATTAATTAACTCGTGGAATGAGGTAGCCCCGGCCCTACAATGGTTTGATTATGACCCTACGACCACTTGGGCCAATGCCGAGAACGTGGGCTTGGGTGAAATTGACCAGCCGGGACTTTACGAGATGATCTCACGTTCGGCCGATCCGTTTAGCAGCTACAACCTCTGCGCCCAGATCGCACAAAGCGCACTGGGTAATATGTACGAGGATAAGGCTGGTCGTGTCTGCTATGCCGATGCTGACCACCGTACGGCCTATTTATCGGCTAACGGTTATACGACGATATCTGCCAATTACGCCGTACCGACAACAGTTAAATCTATTTTACAGATTGGCAAGATTCGCAATTCCCTGGTATTCAATTATGGCAACAATTACAACAACCAGGCCACAGCCCTGGATGCCGCCTCTATCGCCACGTACGGCCGCTACCAGCGCAGCGTTAGCTCTAACCTTCACAACTTAACCGACGTTGAGGATGTAATGGACCGCGAACTGGGCCTTCGGGCTATCCCACGCGAGCAGCTACAAAGTATTACCTTCCGCTTGGATAACCCAGACCTGCCTGATGCCGAGCGCAACAAGCTCATTAACGTATTCTTTGGTGAGCCGATCGTTATCAATGACCTACCCATCAATATGTTTAACGGGTCCTTTAATGGATTCTTAGAGGGCTTTGCCATCCGTGCAACGCCTCAATTCGTAGACATAACGCTCACGCTGAGCCCTACAGATTTCTCACTGGTTGCGCCACAGTGGGCAACGGTTAGCCCGTCTAACCTGGTTTGGACAGGTGTAAACGCTACACTTATCTGGGAAGACGCTTTTGGAGGTTTGACATAATGGCAACAGTTACCCCTAATTTTAACTGGCCTGTACCGACATCGACTGACTTAGTCAAAGATGGAGCTACGGCTATCGAAGCCCTTGGAGATTCTATCGATGCGTCGATGGTTGATTTAAAGGGTGGTACGACAGGACAAGTACTTTCTAAGGCATCAAATACAGATATGGACTTTACCTGGGTAACAGATGCAGCTGGTGACATAACCGGCGTTACAGCTGGCGTAGGTATTACTGGCGGAGGCACCTCAGGCACGGTAACTATTACTAACGATATGGCTACAACCATTACTGCAGCGGGTGACATTGTAGTTGGTACAGGTAGCGGCACTTACGATAACCTGCCTATTGGTACTACGGCGCAAGTCCTCACAGCTGACACAACAGTAAGCCCGTATAAAGTAAAGTGGGCTACTCCTGCATCAACTACACCAAGTTTTGTCGGTGTTAGATGTACCGTAAGTGGAAGTCAAACAATTGCAAATGCTACTAGTGCATACATTGCCTGGACTACCGAAGTAATTGACACAAATGGATTCCACGATAACGTAACAAATAATACAAGACTTACAGTACCAAGCGGGAAGGCTGGTTATTATCAAGTTTATGCAACTGTATGTTTACAAGACTCTAGCGCAGGCCGCCAAATATGGCTGGAAATAAATCGCGCAACTACTCAATTTGGAAAAATAATTTATGCTCAATTAAGTGGTTACCCTACAGGTTTCCAAACAACCACAACAATATATCTAAACGTAGGTGATTATATGGAGTGCGGTGTTTATCAAACTTCTGGTGGAAATCTTGGGACAGAAGGAACAGCCTCAATTGCCGGCTGTATGCAATTCGGTATGAATTATTTAGGAGCATAAAAAATGGACTTATTTACAGCAATTACAACGGCTTATCCTGAATTATCCTATGCAGATTTTGAGCCAATAAGCGGCTCTATCTCGCTGTGCGATGACGGCGATGGCATACAATATATTGCCAAATGGGAATACTCAAAGCCAATTCCTGCCGGGTTAAAATTGGGCAAGTAATGGAGACAAGTTACAACGGCTACCCGGCATCTAAAGATCCGGAAGCAATTAAAATAAAGTCCTACCCTGTAAAGGGCACGGATCGTAAGCTAAGGTGCGCCGAAAGTGTTGGGCCTCTTTTGGCCGCCTTTGCTGCGGAGTTTCACGAGCTGATCGAGCCAATCGATGAGGGTACATTTGACGACTGGGCATATGCGTACAGGATGGTAAGAGGCAACCCTACAAAACTATCGTGCCACTCATCCGGTACGGCTATCGATCTAAACGCGACTAAGCATCCTTTAGGTAAGTTTGATACATTCCCGGCTGAAAAGGTGCCAATGATTCGGGCCTTGGCTAAGAAGTACGGCCTAAAATGGGGTGGCGATTTCAAGACACGTCCGGACGATATGCACTTCGAGGTAAATGTGACACCGGCCAAGGCTAAAGCCTTAATCGAGACTTTAGGTTTATAGTTATCCAAAATCCTTAAGGGCACTAAGGAGCACAAAATGAAAGAACAAGCAATAGCCGCTGCAAAATCCTACGGTCGCGCTGCGCTGGCTAGCGCCGCTGCGCTGTATATGTCCGGCATATCAGATCCGAAAGTATTGGCTAACGCGTTCATCGCTGGGCTAATCGGGCCATTACTTAAAGCACTTCAACCTTCCGAAGGTCAGTTTGGGGTTAAGAAGTAATGGAACAAGTCCAGCTCGTAGTCGGTATAACTTTGGGGAGTTGTACCATTTTGGGGCTGGGGGCTGGGCTTATCCGTCATTTTGTAAAGTATTACCTTTCCGAGCTAAAGCCTGACGGCAACGGGGGCCACAACCTACGCGGTCGGATTGACCATATAGAAGCCCGGCAGGAGCGGATGGACGTAAAGATCGACAAGATCTATGAAATATTACTGGAGACACGCCTAGCCAGGTAATTGCATTTTGTCAGTGGTAGGCCTCATACTGATACTACAAACGCCGGGAGGGCTACTCGGTTTGGTAGCTGCTCGGCCTTAACAAAGGGCGAACAATGAACAGTATGGACCTATTAATAGGCCTTGCCGCTTGCGGTATGGGCTTTATGTTTATGGTAATTGGGTATTCAATCGGTTACCGCCAGGGGCACGGCGAAGGCTTTATTCGCGGCCGGGCAATAGCACAGGCTCTGAAAGACAAGGAGCTAATCTAATGGGATTCTTAGACAATTACGAGGATGTAAATAGCAGGATTAAGCGCTTTCGATTCGAGCATCCGACAGGCAGACTGGTTGCCATTATCGAGGATATGGATTTAACCAAGGGCACAATTCTAATCCGGGCCGAGGCCTATCGTGAATACGAGGATCACGTACCGAGTGCCGTGGATTACGCATATGGCAACGTGGCCTCATTACCAAACAATATGAAGCGCTGGCTGGTAGAGGATACTGTTACTTCCGCTTACGGCCGCGTGATTGGTCTATTAAGTCCTAGCGATGCCGGAAGGCCTACACGTCAGGATATGGAAAAGGTCGAGGTATTACCGGCTGATTCTGACCCGTGGAGCACCAAGGCTGCCATCGAGGACATTCCTACAATGGCCACAGCTATAACCGATATTGCATCAAACCTAGGCGGTCAATTAGTAGCTGAAGCGCCACAATGCTCGCACGGGCATATGATCTGGGCCGAGGGAACAGCCAAGACAACTGGAAAGCCCTGGGCCGCGTACAAGTGCACCGAAAAGAACCGAACTAATCAATGCACACCACGCTGGTACGTTTTAGCTTCTGATGGAAAATGGAAACCTCAGGTATGACTAAAAACAAACTTGTCGTAATTCTTGTAATAATCCAAATATTGCTTGTTATCTGGATGCTGTCATTATGACCGAGGCAGGGTTATTCGATTACATCAAGAATCGCTATCTGGAGGACTTGGAAATGAGCAGCGATGCCTTCGAATATATCGATGCGACCAGCCAGGGCTATCGGTTAATCATCGAGCTAAAGTGCCGCCATACACATTATGACGAGTTAATTCTGGAAAAGGATAAGCACGAATCATTACTACAACAGGCGGACAAACTAGGCTTTACGCCGTTTTATATCAATTCAACGCCTCAGGGCATATATGCGTTCAACCTACGCAAAATAAAGGTTACTTGGACCACGCGAAAACTGCCGGCATCAACGTTTAACAAGACTATACCTGTTGATAAAACAGTCGCGTATTTACACATAGACGAGGCGGTAAAACTGTAATGGGAGAATTGACGTTTATAAAGGATGGTTACGCGACCACGATCCACGATGATGGCAATATAACGATCGTAGCTGCGCAATACTGCGACCAATGCAAGAAGTGGCAGACAGGCCTGGGTGGATTTAACGTACGAGACGTGTCTGGCGAGGTCGTAATGTGGCTTTGTGCGGATTGTAGGGCCTAGTGACTACATATAAATACGAGTGCCGTAAATGTAAAAAGGTAACCGAACAGATAGAACGGATCATTACCGACAACCTGCCGCCTAACGTTAAAACCCTTCAATGTACCAAGTGTGGGGTTATGGGCGTATGTTTAATGGAGGACCAATGACATTAAACGGAATCACAAAGAACGTGTACTCCGACGAATGGTATACAAGCCAGGAGACCGTGGACATCGCTATCGAGCTATTAGACCCGGAGCCTAATTCACTCATTCTTTGCCCGTTCGATTCGGAAAACAGCCTGTTTGTTAAGACATTACAAGCGATGGAGCACACCGTCATATATGGGATTCAAGACTTTATAGATGGCCAGTTCCATATTGCCGATTACATTATTACGAATCCACCGTTTAGCATTAAAGACCAGATAATTCGCAAGGTATACGAATACGGGTTAAAAAGCGTATTAGTGCTGCCAATCGATGCGCTTGGTGGGGTAAACCGGCACAACCTATACCGCGAATATGGCTACCCAAGCGTGTACGTGCCATCCAGGCGTATTGCGTATTATGACGAGGCAGGAGAGCTACGCAAGGGCTCAAGCTTTCACTCGGTCATAATGACGTTTAACCAGGGCGATACTGAAATTATGTGGGGTAAATAATGAGCGAGACCCTAGATATGGAGTTCGGATATAACCTGATAGATACGGGCTCATCCGATGATTACTACACGCCGGCGCATATATTCGAAGCGTTAGGTATTGAGTTCGATTTAGACGTAGCCTCACCTGAGGGCGGTATTCCGTGGATTCCGGCTAAACGCCATTACACAATTATAGATGATGGCTTGGCTTCGCCTTGGGAGGGCACGGTATGGATGAATCCGCCGTACTCGTCACCGCGTAAATGGATCGAGAAGTTCATAGAGCACGGTGACGGGATATGCCTGGTCCCAACGTCTAAAGCTAATTGGTTCAAGCAGGCTTGGGATACAGCCGATGGCGTTATGTGTATGGACCCAGCGCTTAAGTTTGTACGTGGTAATAGCTTCGCTCAGATTCAATATCTGACCATTATGTTCGCAATGGGCGATCAATCAGTAGCTGCATTAAAGCGTTCAGGGTTAGGTAGGGTGCGATGAATAAGTTATCCACAACCTCTAATAACCTGTGGACAACACGCCGACAGCCCGTTAAAGTTATCCACATTATTGCGTTGTCCTTGACCTATCCGGTACGCTCCATACGCGCTGGCGAGCCGCTGAGGCGTGTAGCTCGCAGGCGCTGTTTGGTGCTATTGGGTGCGCTGTGTGTATTAGGCACAACACCAGCAGAAGCTATAAACACACCAAAAGACATTAATAACTATAAATTGTATGCACACTTTAAACTCATAGATGCAAAGGAATATCGTTGTCTAGAGCTGTTATGGACACGTGAGTCACAATGGAATCCAAGAGCTGATAATCCTAAATCAACAGCCTTTGGTATACCTCAAATGTTACGTATGAAGGAACGCGATCCATATCGTCAGATAGATATTGGCCTTCGCTATATCAAACACAGATACGAGACAGCCTGTAATGCGTGGGCACATCATAGAAAGACTGGTCATTACTGATGGTGCACGGTAGGCAGGACCCTAGATTAACCAGGAAATACAAGGCACAAAGGTTAGTCGTGCTCAACAGAGATGGCTGGACCTGTGCGTATTGTGGGCAAGATGCCACCACCGTAGACCATATCCAATCAATCAAACACGGAGGCGATCCGATTAGCCTTGAGAATATGATCGCTTGCTGCAAGCGCTGTAATAGCTCTAAAGGTTCACGTTCACAGGGGGTTTTTTTAGCGTCGAAGTCTACCCCCCCTGCCTTTCCGAGCAATTCCTCCCCGAAAACCACCAGTACGGTCCCAGCCGGTCCGTGCGTAGGCCAGATTGAACAGGATTAGTAAATATATGACCCAGACCATTACACCCCGTAAGGGGGCTACTGAGCCTCGATTACATAGCCCGTATC